CATCGAGGCCGAGAAAAAGGCTATCGAGCAGCAGAAGCTTGATGCAGAGCGCGAGGCACGCCACAAGCAAGAGCTGGAGGAAGCAAAGCTCAAAGCAGCCGAGGACGCACGCATTCAGGCGGAGATTGATGCGAAGCGCAAGGAAGATGAGCGTATCGAGGCAGAGGCGGCAGCCAGAGCAGAACAGGAACGCATCGAGGCCGAGCGCCCCGACAAGGAGAAGCTCGAAGTGTTCGCGCGGTCATTTAAAGCCATTCCATTTCCCGAAGTCTCCGGCAAGAAGGCCGTGGCAAAGGTCGCAAGGGTAAAGAAGCTCATTGACGAGATCGTGAGCGAATTGCAGGCAGCGTAGGGCAGTAAATAAACAAACTAATTCATTTTAACCATGAGCACAACAGCAAAGGAATTATTTGACAGGGCAAACGCAGCGGGCAAAGCACAGGTGCAGTACCTCCAGCTCGGAATTAAGCAGGAAGGCGGCGGTACGAAATCCACCGGGAAACACGTTTGCGTATTCATTTCGGACAAGGAGGGCGACGGCACAGACCCAGTCACCGGGAAGCCGCGTAAGGAATTGCAGATGGTCGTTTCCGAACATGGCGTAGAGAAGTTATGGAACCGCTCAGTCATGAGCAAGGACGGCCAGACACTCGATTATCTGGTCGGAAAGATCGCTGAATTGAATTATGGCGATACCTTTTCCGTAGAGATGAAGAGTGCTGGTATGAAGAGCTTTATCGAGCTAATCAAATTGAGCGGCAACGGAACCGCAAAGGTCGAAAACGACATTCCTACGATACAGCTCGATGAAGATGACAACAGCGCAGCGCTTGGTTCAAGCTTGGGCGGCCTCAAGGACATTTCGCCAGACGAAATTCCCTTCTAAACGTAATCCATCGCTCCCCCACGAGACGACGATCTTCTGGGGCGGGACGCTCGAACGACCCAACATCGTTTGCACCTGCCCCCTGTCCACCTTCCAGCGCAAGCTATGCGGCCACGCGGAGCAGATGTGGAATGAGCTGGACCAGTTCGCAAAGCTGAACGTCATTCATCACGACGAGATCGTCGCAAAGCCGTGGTATAAGCCGAAACAATCAGTATGAAGAGAATATGCAGCTTTTGCAGAACTGAATATGAGGACGGCGGGGATTCGTGGAAAAAGGTTTGCTATCCCTGCTATCGAGACTTTCGGTACCGCGACCGCATACAGGCAATCGGCTACAAATCCGAGGTCTATGTCACCGCGCCGAATATGACCAAAGAGGAACTGGACGCATGGATTGCTAAGCACCGGCCAAATAATCGCGGTTGGGGGGCGGAGGAGTGGAAACCCGAACTATGGTCGAAGTTCAAGATATGGGTCGATTCTACCAACTTTGATTAGCCATGATTCAGGACACATCACTCTTTGCCTATAGCGTCGCCACTCAGAACCTCGGAGCCAAACAGAAGGAAGTCCTTGACGCGCTCCGGTACTTCCCGAACGCGACGAACGCGGAGATCGCCGCACACTTGAACTGGCCGATCAACCGTGTTACTCCCCGCACGGGTGAGCTAAAGAAAATGGGGCTGATATTGGATGTGGCTCGCCGGACCTGCAAAGCGACAGGTGGGACGGCCTGGGCATTGAGAGCTAAGTACCCGGTTTTGCCGCCCGCGTTTCCGGAGAAGGAAAAGGTCGAAACAAAAGCACAAGAACTATTCGCATGAACGAGAACCTAGAACTCATCTCGGCACAAATAGAGGGAATGGTGCGTGATTTTACCTCAGTGGATTATATCGTGCGTCCGAAAAGCGAAGTGCGCCGAAGAATAGAAGAATTGGCCTCCAGCGCTCACGGTAATGGGGTGGATGAGGGGAAGAATACTGAACGAGCGCGACAGGGATGGATAAATATAAGCGAAGTTCGCCCCGAAGAAAAACAAATAAATAATAACATGAATATTTGCCAGTGCGGGCATGACAAATTATCTCATTCTGAATGGGGATATTGTACTGAAAAGGGTGTATATCGAAATTGCGATTGTCCATCCTTCCACGCCACCCCGCAAGGCACTCCCGAAAAAGAGTCATACGTTGCAGTTTCGACCTGTTGCGGCGCGTCAATGAACAAAATGGACGGACTTTGGTTTTGTGATAAGTGCGGAAATCTTACGCAAAATGAACATCCCATAGAGGGATGGGAATTTGTTTGGAATATGGTGGATGAGTGGCTTAAAAAAGGGGAATCGGGCGACCCAAATGGAGCAAAAGCATATCAGGCAAGAAAGTATTTCGGAGACCTCAAGAGAATTATCCGAATTGAAATCGCTGCCGCCAAAAAAGAAGCGATAGCAGAACACGATGCAACATATCACCCGATAACCAAGCACATGGAAATGGTCAAAGACGATAAGGCCGCGCGGGAAGAATGGAAAGAAGAAGGAAAAAAAGAGCAAAAAGAATCCGACAAGCAAACACTAAGGGAAGGGATTGAAGAACTTATGAGCGACATGGGCGCGGCAAATAAAAAATATAAAGGGCTAGAAGATGCCCTCAAACTAATTGATACGTTATAAATGAAACAACTCTACTACTGGCTATTCAACATCTGCCCTCAGTGCAAGACACGCCGAAAGACGTACACCTTCGGTAAATCCAAACAGTATTGCAACTGCTAGATGCACCTCGTACCAATCAAACCTTTATCCGTGAATCGAAGCTATCAAGGCCGCAGGTTCGCAACACCGGAACTCAAGGCGTACAAGCAAGCTCTGATCTACCTCTTGCCGCCACTCACCGTTCCCAAAGGCAAGCTAAGTGTTAAATACGTGTTCGGCGTTTCATCGAAAGCATCGGACGGCGACAACCTCATTAAGAGCTTTCAGGACACGCTATGTGAAAAGTATGGCGTGAACGACAGGGATATTTACCACTGGGAAGTGGATAAGGAGATCGTGCCAAAGGGCGCGGAGTACGTCGCGTTCGAGATACGGAAGTACAAGGATTGACTAACGCCGCAAAGATTATATGATTTAATCAAGTCCTTCCCGCAACAAACAACCCTACCATTCATGGACGACGACCAAGAGCTTGCACCGGAACATGTGGTCAAGCACCGCGCGCACAAAGGTCAATGCGGCTGTGCCGCTCACGCGCAGGGCGTATGCGCCGGATGCGGCCATCTCCTATTCGTGCATGGCAAGGACGGCGGCTGTATGTATTCGGTCAACCACTTTGACGGAACGCAGACCTGTAATTGTCCACGCAACATTCCCTTGACAAATAACGAGAATACGCCACGATAAGAGCATGAGCGAGAAGTCATATAAAGCAGCAATTAGGTTTCTCAAGTTCACCATTGCGACGTGCGGGACTATTTATCTACTCGCAGAACTATTTACCCACCGCTTCTAATGGCCAAGAATCCCAAGCAACATAAGCGTAAGCCGCTTCAAATGGTCATCAACGAAAAGGTGCTCAGTGTCATCGAGGACCCGGACGTGATGAATTACATCGTGCGCAAGCTTATCCGCCCGCGCCCTTCGTTCAAGGTGTGGAGAACGAAGGACAAGACGACCAATGAAGATATGGTCTATGTGATTTCATTGCCGTGGTGGATATGGAAGCTATGCTTATGGATCGTACTCGCACCGGAAACCAAACAGAAACCCAATGCCTAACGGACGACCGCCAAAGTACGAATCAGCAGAAGTACTCATTGCGAAAGCACAAGAGTACTTTGTGCTGTGCGGCAAGAGCCGTGACCTTCCTGAAAAAGCGGGCCTTTGCCTTGCGCTTGGAATTAGTAGGGAAACGTATAGCCAGTATAAGAAAGATCGCTTTCCTGACGCCATAAAAGCGTTTGAGCTTTATATCGAAAGCAGTTGGGTACGTCGCCTTGGCGCTCAAGCGGCCACTGGAGCAATCTTCTACCTCAAGAATGCGTTCAAAGAAGATTACCGCGACCGCACGGAGACCGACCTAACGAGTAAGGGCGAGAAGATCACCGGCATAAATTACATCCGCCCCAATGGAGATAACGCTCCGGCCCACGAGTAAACAAGATGAAGCGTGGCAGATCCTCCAGGACAAGACCACAACCGATTTCCTTTTCGGGGGTGGTGCGGGAGGAGGAAAGAGCTGGCTTGGCTGTGAGTGGCTCATTGCGAACTGCCTTTCGTTCCCTGAGACGCGCTATTTCATTGCTCGAAAGACGCTCAAGAATCTCAAGAAGACGACGCTTCGTACGTTCTTTAAGGTTGCAAAGTCTCACGGCCTCAAGGCCGGTGTGCATTACGTCTACACCGAGCAGTCCTCGACGATCACCTTCATCCAAAACGGCAGCGTCATCGATCTCTTGGAGGTTAAATACAACCCGTCCGACCCGACGTACGAGGACCTTGGTTCGAGCGAATACACGTCAGGATGGCTTGAAGAAGCGCAGGAAATAGATTTCGGCGCGTACGACACGTTACGCACGAGAATTGGTCGTCAAAGTAATTCGGAGTACGGCATTCTTGGCAAGCTTTATATCACGTGCAATCCCTCTAAGAACTGGCTCTACATCACGTTCTATAAGCCGTGGAAAGAAGGAACGCTCGCGCCGAACTATCGCTTTGTGCAATCACTCATTGGCGATAATCCGAGGAACGAGCCAGGCTACAAGGCCCAGCTCTTGGGCATCCGGGACCCCGCGCGCAAACAGCGCTTGCTTGAAGGGAAGTGGGAATACGACGAGGAAGGCGTGATGCTTGATTTCGACGCTATCACAGATCTCTTTACGAACACCATTTTGGAATCGCCAAGGAAGTATCTCGTTGTGGATGCCGCGCGGTTCGGCGGCGACCGGATCTCATTCACTTTCTGGAGTGGCTTGCATTGCTACAAGACCGTACTGAAATCGATGCAAGGTACAGACAAGACCGAGGAAGACATCAGGAACTTCGCCATCCAGGAACAAATTCCCTATTCGCAGATACTCGTGGACGAGGACGGAATCGGCGGCGGTATCGTGGACCACTTGAAGGGCATCAAGGGATTCACGGCGAACCACCGGCCATTCGAGAATCCCGTCACGAAGGAAGCCGAGAACTTCGAGAACCTAAAGACGCAATGCGCCTATCTGCTTGCCGACAATGTGAACGCACATCTCATCAAGGTCTCAAACCTCGACGAAGTACAGAAGCAGGGATTGATTGAGGAGCTCGAACAGATACGAAGCAGAGATTCGGACAAAGACGGCAAGCGCAAGATCGTGCCAAAGGATGACGTGAAGAAGAATATCGGGCGCAGTCCGGATCATGCCGACTGTTTCATTATGCGCATGTTCTTTGAGCTTCAAAAGCCGGTCAGCTTTATACCCGCACCCACCATCGGACTCATCCGTCCATTTCCCGGTATGCCGGGATAGTTATGCACAGCCTCTAAACCCCTTGCATATATTTCCTTTGTACGCATAATTAGCTCATACGAGGTCGAACGTTTCCCTTTAATGGTTCAACCTCTCACCATCGACTCAATTCAGAAGAACTATTTCGCCGATCTCAATTGGCGTATGCGCCGACACCCGCAGTGGACGGCGAATTACGAACTATACAGAGACACGGTCATCATCAATCGCCTTACCCAGCGGCAGAGCGTCAACGTGCCATACATGAAGAAGACGATCAAGACGTATCTCACGCAGACCAATTGGCCGGTTGATAACGAGTACGAGAGCAAATCGAACGACAAGCAAGCAGAGCTATTCCTTAACGCCTACTGGGAAGAATTCGCCGACCGGTTGCGCCTTGACATCCTTGAGGAAGTGGATCGCAAGCAGGAATGGCTCTATGGCCGCTCGTTCATGAAGATGAACATCATCGACGGCTGGTTCCACATGGAGGTCATCGACCCCCAGGACGTATTGCTCGACCGCTACGCGAACCCATGGGACATCAGCTCGGGCCGGAGGATCACGCACATCGGCATTTACCGCACGCTCTCCGACATCGAACGCAATCCGCTGTACGACAAGGCAGCAACCGCACGGTTGCGCGAGTTCTTTGCCACGCAAGCCGGACTTATCAAAGCGGGACAGAACTCTCTCGCAGTAGCAGACCGCTCACAACGCATGATCGATCTGGGCACGCCGGATGTGATTACGCCAATCGTGGGCGAGACCTACGTCGAACTGAACGAGTGCCAGCAGAAGGTGTGGGATGACGCGCAGCAGAAGGATGTGGTCATGGTGATCGTGACCGCCCAGAGCAGCGAGATCATCATGCAGAAACCGCTTGAGGAGATTTTGAATATCAATAGGTTCACATGGGCATCATGGGCAGGAGACACGGAGCGCACGGACGTATGGAGTGATGGCGGCGCAGATTCCGTCAGGGGCTTGAACCTTGTCGCGAACGCACGCTGGAGCCAGAAGGTTGAAAACGGCACGCTCGCGAACTACGGGATGAACTTCTATGACTCGACCGCCAAAGAGGGATGGACACCGGTAGGCTACGACCCCGCGCCGTTCGGATTCTACCCGCTTCCCGGAAAACCTTCTGACGTGTTGCAGACCGTCACGATCCCGGAAATGGGCGATGTGTTCAACGAACTCAACTTCATTGATTCAGAGATTCAAGGGGTATCCGGCGCAACCGCAATCGAGAGTGGCGACACCGACCCGAACGCACAAGGCGCACAGCAGACCGCGCAGGAGATTCAAATACTTGCCGCCAAGGCGAAGGAGCGCGCGAAGAACAGCTCGAAATATCATAAGCGCTATTGGCAGGACATCGGTGACATCTTCGTCGAGCTCGTCCAGGCGAACGGCGAGACGATGACGAAGCCGACGCTCCACAAGAAAGGCCCGAGCGGGAAGTTCTACGCGAAGACGCTCGACCTCAAAGCGACATACTCGAAAGACGGCTACAAGGTGAAGGTAGGCTCGAAAGCGGACAAGGAATCGGACAGTCTCCAGTCCATCCAGAAATTCCAGGTTGCGACGGCGCAGTTCCCGAACAACATTCCGCTTCAGAAGATCCAGCAGAAGAAGACGCTCGACTGGCTTGAACTCACGCCGGAAGAGAAAGCCGAAGTGATGAACTTCCAAGAGCAACAGCCGACTATGCCAGGGATGCCTCCCAGTGGCCAGAATCCAGCCCCACAGCCTTCAATGCCGATGAAAGGCCCGATGCCTCAACCAATCGCCCACTAGCCCATGATCGACCAAATCTTACAAAAGCTCGGGCTACAGAGCATCGACGACCTCAAACCCGCTGAGAGGGCAACGTGGATGCAATGGACAAAGATTCTTGAGAAGACCGACGTAACGATTGAAGACCTCAAGAAGATGCTTCCGGCAGAGCTAGAGCGTGCGCGGGCTGAACTCTTGAAGTACGAGAACTCGGCAGAGAAAGACCTCTTCCACAAGGCATACATCACTTCACTTGAGACGATCAGCAGAATGATCGTGACGCCGGAACGAGAGCGCGAGCAATTGAGAGCCATGCTGAAACAAAAGTACGGCTTGGACTAAAAGGTCGCTCGAATAATCACTACATCCACATGGACGAAAACGAATTAAACACAGCAGAGGACACGGAAGCTCAGGTATCTACTCCGGTAGTACCGCCTGTTGAGACCCCTGTTGAAGCGCCGGTAGAGGTCGCCGCAGAGCCAGCAGCGGAGAGTGCAGCCGAATAACATGGACGACGGCTCACAGAAACTCTTCGATCTCTTGGTACGGTTCAGGCCGGAACAATTGAGTGAAGGCGATCTAGCGTTCCTCAAAGCCCGCGAGTCCTATCTCTCCCCAATGGAGCGCGAGGCATTCGCCAGCATCTTTGAAGAGTCGAAGCCAAAGAAGAAAGCAGAGAAGTAGTTGTACCCATTGCCAAATATCGAACGGCAATCATAATAAAACTAATGCCAAACGTCTAAACGACACGGCACAAATCAAATGGAAGAAATCGACCAAACCCCGGAAGGGACGGAAGCCGCACCGCTGGAAACGGAAACAGCCCCAGCACAGCCGATAGTTGAGCCGACTGTTCCCGCCATTGACTACGAGAAGAAATTCGCGGATTCAACGAGGGAAAATCAGCTCTTGCAGGCGAGACTCGCCGAACAAGCAAGAGTGCAACAGGAATTGACAAAAGAACCAACCGATTCGGAACTCAGGACAGCATTCCCGTCATGGGAGCTGATGAGCGATACCGAGAAGGAGTTGGCACGCCGCACTGTCCGTGCGGAACATATCGGAGGAAATGCAGCGCAACTCGCGCAAGATATACAAGCTGATCGTTCATGGAACACGAGTGTTGAACTCGTCCTCGCCTCGAACACTGCCTTACAAGGCAAAGAGCAAGCTTTCCGGCAATACGCTTCCAAACCGCAGTACAAGAACATTCCTATGGAAGTTCTCGTGGATGCCTTTCTCCAGAAATCAGGTAGCGCCCCCGCAGCACCCGTAACGACACCGAAGCCAGGATTAGAAACCGGCAATGGTGGTCCTCGGACACCCGATAAGCCAAAACAGATTTCAGCACCCGAACTCTCTGCGCTCCGCAAGAGCGATGAGAAAGCGTATATGGCATATGTCAGAACGCACGACATCGACGTTGACAATCTGTAGGCGTAAGCGACGGTTGGAGTTAACACAACACCAATCCAATGCTTAGTGCATACGCAACAAAACTAGCAGAAGCCTTCTCCGCGAAAGTCTCGAAAGAGATGTACGCGCGGTCGCTATTCGACGAAATCGTCAATAGAGACTACGAAGGCGAGATCACGAGCGTTGGTTCAATCCTCAACATCTTGAGCTTTTCGAAGCTCGTAGAAAAGGATTACACCGGCGCGAACCTCAGCGTGGATGACCTCAATGAATCGAACGGCCAGCTCGTCATTGATAAGCAGAAGTCGTTTTACTTCAAAGTAAAGACCATCGACAAATTCAAGTCCTACATCAAGGACCCGAAATCGACGATCAACGAGCAAGCTTTCAACGAGCGCCGCAAGAACATCGACCTCTACGTCTTGGGCAAGTACGCCTCAGTCGCCGCAGGACAGCGCGTTGGAACTGATTACACGACCGGAACCGTCACTGTGACGACTTCTACGGGCGCAGTAGCCGGTTCTGGCACCACGTTCACCGCAGCGATGGTAGGCCGTGGCTTCAAAGCCGTGGGCCATACCAAGTGGTACCGCGTTTCGGCTTTCACCAGCACGACCGCCATTACGATCATCAACGATTCCGATGATGAGGTCGCGTCATACGACGGCGGCGCCATCTCAGGCGGTACGGCCTACGTGATCGAAGCGAATACCCCAGTCCAGCTCACGTCATCAACGATCCTCGCAAAAATCTTAAAGCTCAAACAGCTTTTCGATGATAACGAGGTTCCGCTCGAAGACCGCGTGCTCGTCCTTCCGCCTATCGCGGAGGTGCTGATCCCGCAGGCGACCAACATCACCTTGCAGGTACAGGGCGCATACGACGAATTGGTAAAGAAAGGATTCATCAACATGGTTGGCGGATTCGCTATTTACAGTTCCGCGCGTCTCACCGGAGACAATACGAACGGCTACCACGCTCTGGCGATCCAGAAGAACTGGCAGACGTTCGCAGACAAGGTGCTTGAGTCCGAGATCGAAGAGACCCTCATCGGTAACTTCGGAGCGGCCTACAAGGACCTTTACGTCTACGGCAGCCACGTCAAAGACAACCGCCGAAAGTTCGCTTGCGAACTCTTCTGCTACGTCTAACCTCTCGGGGCTCCCTGAAATACGGGAGCCCCTAAAGGTCGAATACATCAACTAATTAAACACTTCTATGGCACGAAATAAATCAATCAACTTCCCGAATTCCGAGGGCGAACTGTCCACAGTGTTCGACAAGCTTCAGCGTTCCACCACGAGCGAACTGCTCGTATCGGGCGCTCTTGCGATCCACGGTTCCTCCTCGGCGCTCGCGAAGTTTGCGAGCACGATCTACTTCATGATCGACGGCCAGCTCTACAGCAAGACCACGGCCGATTGTGCAGCACTCGTTGGCACCGTCGCAAACGCGGCGTTCAACGTCTTCGTTTTCTCTGTTAATGCCGCAGGCACGCTTGCGACGCAGATGGGAACAGCAGGCGCTACGCTCGGCGCGGTTGTCTTCCCGGCGGTCGCTGATGGCTATGTAGCAATCGGCTTCGTCATCGTAAACCCGACCGGCACAGGAAACTTCGTCGGTGGCACCACGAACCTTGACGATGCGACCGTTGTCCCGAACGCGGTGTACGTGAACACGCTCGGCGCCTTCTTCCCGCAATTCTCGACACTCTAGTCGAACATCTCTCCGCCTTCGCTCACGCGGAGGCAAGGGAGATGCCCTGTAAAAAATAATGGACATAGAAACCAAACAGAATTTCACCATCGAGGCGACCATCATCCGCACGAATGGCAAGCGAGAGGATCTCGGCGTCATCGTCGGCGGCAATCTGTTCCAAAAGGTCGTTTCATACATAACAATTAAACTAGCAAATCTTAAACAATGGCTACAATTTTAACCAACACAGGACGGGCGCTGATGATAGCGAAAGTGAACACGGCAGTCACGACCCCGTACGTGGGTTGGGGAACCGGCACAGGAACATCAGGCGTCACCGACACGACCCTCTTTACCGAGGTCACGGCAGAG